CTCAGATGCCGTTGCTGAAGTAACTGGAGTCGAGAATCAACATGGTCCTCCAAAGTTTCATAGAACCAGGATGTGCAAGCATCTTTGGCCTATTCAGCCAATCCTAGTGCAGGGATTGAAGGCAGCCTCGTTGAAGCAGCTTACAAAGATTATGTAGATGGTCTTATTGATGTGTTTAAGCGCGACAAGTTCAAGCTGTGGGTTCTTTCTGAATTGAGTCCTTTGTCAGATATGGAAATACTTTGTGGTAAAGATGGCAAGCGGTTTATTGATGCTATGCCTAAAGGTACTTCAAAAGGTTATCCACTTTCTGGACCTAAAAGAGAGATGATTGAACTATTGGATCCGTTGGACTATCCGGATTTCCAATGCCCAGCTGAAGCTCATCCTATGATCGTTGAAGAAATGAGAAATATGGAACAAATTTTGCTTTCTGGCAAGAGATGTTATTCTATTTTCAAAGCTTGTGTCAAGGATGAACCCACCAAGTTGACTAAAGACAAGGTTAGGGTTTTTCAGGCTGCTGATTGGGCCACACAAATGATGGTTCGTAAATACTTTCTACCACTTGCTCGTATTTTATCCCTATTCCCACTCGATTCTGAGTGTGCTGTGGGCGTAAATGCCCAAGGTCCTGAATGGGATCAATTGGCAAATCATATGAAAAAACATGGCGTAGATCGTATCTTGGCGGGAGATTATAGTAAGTATGATCTTCGTATGCCTGCACAACTTATTAATGCTGCTTTTGCTGCTTTGATTGAAATTGCAGAAAAGTGTGGAAGATACACAAAGGATGACCTCACTACTATGAGAGGTATTGCAACTGAGATTGCATATTCTTGCGTAGCTTACAATGGAGATATTATTATCCATAAGGGTTCCAATCCTTCTGGACAAAATTTGACAGTTTACATTAATTGTATTGTCAATTCTTTGCAATTAAGATGTGCTTATTTCCACCTCTGGCCATCACATTTAGGTAAGCCAAAACCTTTTCGTGAAGTTTGTGCTATTATGACCTATGGTGATGATGTGAAAGGTTCTGTAAAGGAAGGCTATGATTGGTTTAACCACATTTCATATGCCAAGTTCTTGAAAGAACGTGATATGATCTTTACCATGCCCGATAAGGAATCTGAACCGACACCCTACATGAATGATCTCGAAGCTGACTTTTTGAAGCGCGAGAATATTTTTAATGAGGATACTGGTTTGATTCATGGGGCTTTGGCTGAAGAATCTATCTTCAAGTGTCTCCATACTGTACTTGAGTCTAAGGTTGTGTCCTTGGAAGATCAATCAGCTGGAAACATTGATGGGGCCTTACGTGAGTGGTGGCAACACGGTAAGGAAGTTTACGAATTGCGCAGAAAGCAAATGAAAGTTGTAGCTTTCAAGTGTAAAATGTCTGATTCTTGCAAAATGCTAACTGAATCTTATGAAGACAGGCTTAAACATTTCGAGATAAGATATCTTGGACGTCAGCCTGATGAAATTGATGAAGTTGCAGATGAAGATGCATTTGTTTCTACTGTAGGCGATGAGTGGGATTTTGCAGAGTAAGTCCCAACGCCTTGGAGAGGCGTTAAATCTAACCACTCCGGAGCTATTCGTAGTATAAGTTTAAAATAGCTGTGTATATATGGATACTGCATATTTTATGATTTACATGTTTATATATTGTATGGGAGCTTTGTACATATAGACATCCTACCCATAGGATACCGGTATTTACCGGAGGTTTCGTCAGCCCAAAAAACATTGTCGCACACAGGAACAGCGGGTACTGTCCTGATGTGTTGTATATATTAAATATTACCTACTCCAATTAATAATAATACAAGTAGTCTTGGAACTGACTCAAATAGTTCTCCTTTTGGTGCTTTTAGTGTCTCTAAAGCATCTGAACAGGTATCTACACAAAATGTACATTTTGTCGATGGAGACACACCATGGTCTTATGACATTTCATCATCACCAGATGACACAACTAAACTCTCAGGATTCGCCGATGCAGAACTCGGTTCCTTCCTTGGTCGTCCTATCAAGATTAAGGAGTTTCAATGGACTCCGGAAAGTACTAGACTGTTTGAAGTTTTTAATCCGTGGACTGAGTTTTTTACTAATGTTGATGTTCTAGAGAAGATAAATAGGTACCGTAATTTAAGATGTAACCTCAGGATGAAAATCTTGATTAATGGTAACTCTTTTTACTATGGTAGAGCTTTGGTATCCTACAATCCTTACTTAACTGATGACAATGTCACCCTTAATAGGGGATACTTCGAGCAAGACCTTGTGGGTGCATCTCAGAAGCCTCATTTCATGCTCGATCCCACCACATCGCAAGGTGGGGAAATGCTCTTGCCCTTTTTGTGGCCAGAGAATTTTCTAGACATTACTGCCAACAATTGGCATTCCAAGATGGGCAGGGTAACTATTCACGATTTTGACATTTTACATCATGCGAATGGTGGAAGTGATCCAATTTCGGTGAATGTATTTGTCTGGGCTGAAGACGTCGTCCTTTCAGTTCCCACAACTGTTTTAGTTGATGGGTTGCAACAGGGCGTCGCACAAGCTGGTGAAGCCGATTATCGTTTAGATGCACACGGTTTTCCTGTGTATGTAGAACAGGCAGCCAGCTACAATAAGAAAAGGGGACCTTCAAAAACGATGGATAATACTCGATCCAACGATGAATTCGTTAAAGATGGTCTTGTAAGCAAGCCTGCGTCTGCAATCGCAAATGCGGCTAATGCTTTGTCCATGATTCCAATGATAGCACCCTATGCTAAAGCCACTTCCATGGTGGCTACTAAAATTGGTCAAGTTGCGAAAGTGTTTGGTTATTCACGTCCACAAGTTCTTGGGGATACTAAGCCATACGTTCCTCGTTATATGGGCAACTTGTCTAACACTGACACGTC